AGTGGAAGCGTCGCCCTACAGCGGACGAGCTTTCCGCGCTGGTTTCTGCTGAGCAGGAATGGCGCACTGCGCATACGCCTGATCCGGTAAACCCTCCGGATTTCGGCCCTATGCCTGACGCCACTAATACCACTCTCGCTGTGTACGCCTGTGGTCCACACTCCCTGTCTGCTGACCTTGCATCCCGTGTCCATCAGAGCCTGTGCTCAGGGCCACGGAGTGCCAGCCTGCCAGCCTGTGACTGTGAGCCTGAGCCTGCCACTGTCACTCCGGTTACCTGGTAGTGGCACGGCGTCCTTGCCTGCGCTGTATGCGGCTGACCACTAATCCTTCCCGCTGTGACACATGCCAGGCTGCATACATGGCACAGCGTGAGAAGCAGCGTGGCAGTGCTTCTCAGCGTGGGTACACCAGTAAGTACAGAGCAGTAGCAAGAGCAGTAGTGGCAGAGCACAGGGCCAGCCACGGTGACTTCTGTCCAGGGTGGGGAGTTCCTGCCCATGGCGCGCAGGATCTCACTGTTGATCACGTCATCCCGCTGGCTGCTGGTGGCACCCATGAGCGGAGCAACCTTCGTGTCCTGTGTCGGGCCTGCAACAGTCGCAAGCGTGACGCTGTGTAGCTGTTTCTCAGGCTCAGTGCGGGCGCTGCCCTGCCTGGTCCGAGCCCTCCAATTCGGACATTGTGGCACAAGTATGCGCATAGGGGGGCGGTCTAATCTATAGGCGGACATACCCAAAGGACCCGGCCCCCAGGCGGGAAAACATCGCCGCGAAATTCGACCCCCCGGGGTCTGCCCCAAAAACGCTCTGATCCCGCATAAACGTGGGAAAAACACGTCCAGCGGGAGGGAAAACACATGGCCGTTGGCCGCCCTCCCGTACCTGCGGAGCGTAAGCGGAAACTGGGAAATCCTGGCGCCCGCCCTTTGCCTGATCCGGATTCTGTCCACGATGTTGCGCCGCTCGTCACGTACGTGCCTGATCACCTCGGCCCCGTTGGCGCTGAGCTTTACACACGCATTGTTACTGGCGCTGCCTGGCTCGCTGACACGGACCGACCGACACTTGAGCTTCTCTGCGAAAAGGTCGACCGACGCGAGCAGATGAAAGACCAGCTATCCCGCAGCGAACTGGTGCTCTTCACGGACAAGGCTTACGCCTACCCCAATCCGCTCGTCGGCATGCTCAGCACCATCGAGACCGAGATTGCCAAGCTGTTCAGCGCGCTGGGTCTGACGCCTACCGATCGCACCCGTATGGGGCTCGCTGAGGTGAAGGCGCGAAACGCGTTCGAAGACTTCCTAGCCAAGAAAGCGGGGCCAGCGTGAGCCGGTGGGGTGAGCTGATTCCGCACGACGAAGACGCAGGCACCGCATGTCTCTGCGGCTGCAACGACGAGTAGCACATACGGAAATCCGGAGGTGACCAGGTGGGCGCTAAGCCCTATCTGCTGACCCCCGTGACCAAGGCTGATGTCAAGCGGGGCGACGGCGCAGACTTCGTTGACTTCTCGCAAAGCTTCCTGAGGATCACCAAAGACTCTGTCGGCGGGTCCAGCGGCTCACTCTTGGAGTTCCGCCCCTGGCAGCGTGATCTGTTCGGCAGGCTGCTCGCACGGCGCCCTGATGGCCGTTACAAGCATCGGCAAGCGCTCGTCGGCATGCCCCGTAAGAATGGCAAGAGCGCCGTTGGTGCTGCGCTGGCTATCTTCGGCCTGGTGTCTGGTCCCCGTGGTGGTGAGGTTTACTCCATCGCCGCTGACAAGGAACAAGCGCGCATCGTTTTCGGCACTGCCAAGAAGATGATTGAGATGGCGCCAGAGATGGCGAACAGTTTCAACGTCTACCGGGACGCCATCGAGCTACCGGCGACGGGCAGCGTGTACCGCGTGCTTTCCGCTGAGGCGTTCACCAAAGAGGGTCTGAACCCTCACCTGACGATTGCGGATGAAGTCCACGCACAGCCAACGCGTGAACTCTGGGACGTCATGTCCCTGGCTTCCGGCGCCCGTGTGGAACCCATGATGGTGGGGATCACTACCGCTGGCGTGAAGTCGGATAGTTCCGGTGGCGACAGCCTCTGTTACGGCATGTACCAGTACGGCGAGAAAATCATTCGGGGCGAAATTCAGGACCCCGCTTTCTACTTTGAGTGGTGGGGAGCGCCCGAAGGCGCCGACCACAAGGACCCAGCGGTATGGGCTGCTGCCAACCCTGGGTACAACGACATCGTCAGCGCTGAAGACTTCCATTCCTCCGTTCTACGTACTCCCGAAGCGGAATATCGCACGAAGCGGATGAACCAATGGGTGTCGGCAGCGCAAGCCTGGTTGCCCGCTGGTGCCTGGGACGAGTGCGCTGGCTCCGCTGACAGCATCGCGCCCGGTACCGAAGTGGTCCTGGGGTTCGATGGCTCGTTCAGCAACGACTCAACGGCCCTTGTGGTGGTCACCTGCCCGCAGGGCGAAGACGAGAAGCCACATGTTGACGTTGTGGCAGCGTGGGAGAAGCCTACGGATGCCGGGCAGGACTGGTCTGTCCCGATCTTCGATGTTGAGGACGAGATCAGGAAGGCTTGCCGACGCTGGCAGGTGCGCGAGATCGTCTGTGACCCGTTCCGCTGGGCACGCACGTACCAAATCCTTGAAGCTGAGGGACTCCCGATTGTTGAGTTCCCTCAGTCGCCAGCGCGCATGGTTCCCGCAACGCAGCGCTTCTATGAAGCCGTGCTGAACAAGACACTGACGCATTCCGGTGACCCGCGCCTAGCGCGCCATCTCTCGAACTGCATTCTTCGCACGGATTCGCGCGGCTCGCGCCTGAGCAAGGACGCCAAGGGGTCTCCCCGGAAGATCGACCTTGCAGTCAGCGCGGTAATGGCGATGGAGCGTGCTTGCCAAGAGGCGGAGGTTATCCCCGAACCCCAATTCTTCAGTTGGGCGGACCTATAAGGACGGATCAATGAAGTTCAGTCGGCGCCTGATAGGCGAAATTGCCGATGTTTTCGGCGTCGGTTGCCTGGTGGGCGCCGGTTGGGAGTTCAACACCGTTCTTGGCCTTGCGCTGGCTGGTGTGGGACTCATCGTCATTAGCGCTGTGGTGGTGGACAAGTAATGAGCCTGCTAAAGCGCGCTGCCACCACTACGAAGCGCTTCTATGCGCCGTCTGGTGCTGGCGATCCGTGGACCATCCCGAGCAACGGCAGTCTTGCGGCGTACACAGCCTCAGGTGTCCCTGTGACGGACGAAACGGCCATGCAGATGGTTGCGGTTGCTGCCTGCGTCCGGCTGCTGTCTGACGCTGTTTCTGGCCTTCCCTTCGATGCTGTCAAGGCTGATGGCGAGTTGCGGAAGACCATCGAGCCTCCGCCTTCCATCGTCGCTGACCCGTTTGGCGGAGCGTCTACCCCTGGTCTGCCCACAAGGCGTCAGGGTTTCGTTCAGATGATGGTGTCGTTGCTGCTGCGCGGTAACGCGTACTGCCTGATTCTCTCGAAGGACAGTTACGGCCGTCCGACTCGACTCATGGTCATTCACCCCGATCGGGTGCGCTGTGAGTTTGACGAGTTCGGGCGCCGGAAGTACGAGATTGACCGACAGACCGTCAACGCTGACAACGTCGTGCACATCATGGGCATGGGTTACCCCGAATCGCCCACGGGTCTCAGCGTGATCAGCTACGCCAGGCAGGCTATCGGCCTGGGTCTCGCCGCTGAGGAATTCGGCGCTCGCTTCTTTGGCGAAGGCGCGCATATGACTGGCGTTGTCGAGATCGAAGCTGACCTAGACATCGACCGCGCACGCCGGATCAAGGAGAATTTCTCCGCCTCTCACAGCGGACTCAAGAACTCACACACGGTCGGTGTGCTGTCTGGCGGAGCGAAGTGGAAGCCCATTTCGATCTCGCCGGAAGATGCACAGTTCCTCGGCACTCGCGCTGCTCAGAACCTAGACGTTGCCATGGTGTTTGGCATTCCGCCCCACATGCTTGGCCAGGTTGACAAAACCACGTCGTGGGGTACTGGCATCGAGCAGATGGGACTTGGCTTCCTGGCGTACACGCTGGGTGCCTGGCTTGGCCGTTTCGAAGACGCGTGGTCCGCCATGCTTCCGCGCCCTCAGTCTGCCCGCTTCAACGCTGACGCTCTGCTTCGCACCGACACAGCGGGTAGGTACGCGGTTTATTCCGCTGCCCGTTCGGCGGGAATCCTCACCACCAATGAAATCCGCGCCCTTGAGAATTACGGGCCCGTGGATGGTGGCGACAACATTTCTGCCCCGCTGAACTCTTCTACGCCGGGACTCACCAAAGACAACGGCGCTTCACCGAGTGCGCAGAAAGCAGATGCGTTGGGAGCTGTTCTCTAATGACCGATTTCTCTACCCGCGATTCGCTGCGCAACATACGCGAGGATCGCAGGCGCCCGTTTGAGGGTATGGAACTGCGCGAGCAGTCCAACGGCACTCTTCGTTTCACTGGCTATGCGTCCGTCACGGAAACCCCGTACGAAATGCAGGACTTTCTAGGTGACTACACCGAGGTAGTCCGGCGCGGGGCGTTCAGTAAGACGTTGGCCGAAGGTGCAGACGTCCCGTTCAAGCTCAATCACGATGGCATGACGCTTGCTCGGACCAAGTCCGGCACCATGCGGCTGTCTGAGGACAGTACGGGCCTGCACGTTGAAGCGGACCTAGACCCTGGTAACGGCCAGGTACGTGACATCCGCAGCGCCATGGAGCGTGGCGACCTTGACGAGATGAGTTTCGCTTTCCGCGTGACTCGTCAGGAGTGGTCGCCCGACTGGACACAGCGAGACATCACCGAAGTGAACATGAACAAGGGTGACGTCAGCATCGTGAACTATGGCGCCAACCCACACACTTCAGGGCTCACGACTCTTCGCAGCGCGCTGGCTGATGGTGCGCTGACCCGTGATCAGCTCGAATCGCTGCTCCGCTCGATTCCTGAGCTTGCGGACATGGTGGCCGATCGGCCCGTTGTCGAAGAGCCTGCCCCTGAACCCCGCAGCGAGGATCTTTCGCTGTTTGAGGCGCGGTTGCGCGCCCTGCATCTGTAACGGCCCCGGATCACGCCGGATCTCACGCCGGATCACCTACGGATTTCCGTACGTGACACCACCTGAGACACCACCTGACGCAGCGTGGGCAACCCCTCCATTCCTATGAAAGGTCCCTCCCGTGGACAAGCGTTCCCTGATTTCTGACCTGGTGGCCAAGCGCAGCGCTGAGCGCACGAAGCTAGATGCCCTTCTGGGCGAGGCTCGCTCCGCTGAGGCTGGCATGACCGACGAGCAGCGCGCCGAGTTTGACAAGGGCGAAGCCGAGATTCGTTCGCTAGACGAGCGGGTTGCCGAGCTTGACGCGCAGGTTCGCGCTGATGACGCTGCGGCCGAGATGGCTAAGCGCTATGCGCCGAAGGCTGGCGACGGTGTCAAGTCTGAGCCTGAGGTCTACCGTTCCGGCCTGGGCGGTAACTCGTACTTCCGCGACATGTGGAATGCGCAGAAGAACCATGACCGTGACGCCGTTGAGCGGCTCGCGCGCAACAACCAGGCCCGTGCGACTGAGGCGCGTGCCCTGAGCACCACGAACGGCGCCGGTGGCGAGTTTGTTCCCCCGCTCTGGCTTGAGCGTGAGTTCATCAAGCTTGCTCGCCCTGCCCGCATCACTGGCAACCTGGTCCCGACTCAGGCCCTGCCCGCTGGCACCGATTCAATCAGCATTCCGAAGGTGAACTCTGGTACTGCGGTTGGCGTTCAGGCCACGCAGAACACTGGCGTTCAGCAGACTGATCTGACCACGGGTTCGATCTCGTCCAGCGTGACGACTATCGCGGGTGGCCAGACCGTCAGCCTTCAGCTCATCGAGCAGTCTCCGCTGAACGTGGATGACGTGATCCTTGCTGACCTTGCTGCCGCGTACGCCGCGCAGTACAACACCCTGATCCTCAGCGGTTCGGGTGCCGGTGGTAACCCGACCGGTCTGTTTACGCTGTCTGGCACCAACGCAATCGCCATGAGCGCCACCGGTTCGGCGAACCTTTACAAGGCCATCGCGAACGCCATTCAGACCGTTCACACGAACCGGTTCCTTCCGCCCGACACGATCATCATGCACCCGCGCCGTTGGGCTGCGCTGCTTGCTGACTCTGACTCGACCGGGCGCCCGCTGGTGGTCCCGAACGCGTCCGCTCAGAACTCCCTTGCCACGACCGGTGAGGTTGCGGCTCAGGGTTACGTGGGCACCATTCAGGGTCTGCCGGTTTACGTTGACTCGCTGATCCCGATCAACGTTGGCGCTGGTACCAACCAGGACCGTGTGATTGTCGCGCGCATGGCTGACCTGATGGCTTGGGAGGGCAACGTCAAGGCGGAAGCCTTCCCGCAGACGTACGCCAACCAGCTTTCGGTGTTCATCCGGCTGTACAACTACATGTCGTTCCAGCCTGGCCGTTACCCGAAGTCGATCTCTGTGATTGACGGCGCTGGCCTGGTCACGCCTGCCTTCTAAGTGAGCCTGTGAGGGTTGGGGTCACCTACGGATTTCCGTACGTGGCCCCGGCCCTTGCTGCTGCCCGCTAGTGACGACGAGAGGAACACATGAACCCCATCAACTACGCGCTTGGACTGGCTCACGAAGTCGGCCACCACGCGCAGGGTGACAAGCAGCGTGAGGCTTCGGCCCGCGAGTCCCTGACGTGGGCTGCTGCGGAGCTAGAGAAGCTCGACCCCGCGAAGCTCAGCGCCAGTGTCCGCGCGCTCTTCGAAGAGGCTAAGCAGGCTGCTGCTGACGCGCTGGCCAGCAAGCCTAAGAGGGCAGCGAAGGCGCCCACCGCAACTGAGTAGGGGATGACATGCCGCTGATTTACTTCACGGGGCAGGACGTAGCGCTTACGGCTAACCCGCTCGACGACAGCGGTAACCCCGTCAGTGGCGCTGTGAGCGTCTCTGTGACCGTCACAGACCCGTCCGGGGGGATTACCCATCCCACCCCGTCAGGGCCCGTCAGCGGGGCGTACACGGCCGTTGTGCCGTCTGTCAGCGTTAGCGGTGTGTGGCTCGCTCGCTGGACTGCTACCGGCACGGGCGTTGCCTGGTCGCTGGAGACTCAGTTTCAGGTGCGCCCGCTGGGGCTGGAACAGCTAGTAGACCTTGCCAGCGTGAAGGCGCACCTGAACATCCCCACCAACGACAATCGCCAGGATGACGAGCTACAGGGCTTCATCCTGGCCGCAGGCGAGTTGGCCCGTAACCACTGTGGCCCGTTCATCCCGGAGACTCACACAGAGTTCTTCGATGGCGGGGTGTCGTCGGTCATGCCTGCCTTCACTCCGGTTGCCAGCGTGCTCAGCATCACTGAGTACTACGGCCTGAGCGCGTTCCCGCTGACCGAGCAGCCGCTAGGGGGTCAGTCGAGTGCGTTCGCGTTCACCGTGGACCCCAATACGGGCCTGATCACGCGCCGGACCATGGGCGGAGAGGCTGCAACCTTCGCCTTCGGCACGAAGAACATCAAGGTTGTGTACTCCGCTGGCCGTTCCGGCGCCGTTCCCTGGTCCGTTCGTCTCGGCACGCTGGAACTGATCCGGCACCTGTGGCAGATGACGCAGCAGGGTGGTGGACGTCCCAAGTTCAACGCTGGCGCCTATGACGGCGGGGAGGCTGTGGTTCCCACTGGCTTTGCCATTCCGTCCCGTGTGCTTGAACTCTGGCAGACCTATTACAGGGGCCCCGGTATCGCATGACCATTCCAAATTCAACGGCCCCTGCCGTCCGACAGTGGCTCTTTGACCAGTGCACGGCAGGGCTCGCGCCTGATCCGGACAACGTCCGCGCTTCGCTGCTCGTCTGTTTCGACCAACCGGGACCCAATGAGCCTGAGGACATCGTGGCCATTGGTCGCGTTCATCGTCAGCTCAGCGTGGGCGCGATGATCGGGGGTGGTGGCGCTGGCTGGCTTGACGAGTCGTACACCGTGGAAATCGTCATCGACGTATTCCGGAGTAACGACAGCGGGCAGGTTGCCTACTCGCGCGCCATGGACCTTGCAGGCGCCGTAATCGCCATCGTGCGAACGGACCTGACCCTAGGTGGCCACGTCATCAAGTCCGTGCCTAAGGGCGATACCGCTGAAGTCGAGTGGGACACCGACCATGCCGGTAAACACGCCACGGTAACTGTCGAAATCGAGTGCGTAACGAGGATCTAATGCCTGACTTCACGTACAACGGCGCCGACGCGCGCTATTACCCGTCACTCTCGCTGGACGTGAAGCCTGGCGACACCGTGACGCTTGACTCTGACCCCGGAGACGGACGCTTTGGCCCTAAGGGCTCTGCCCCGCTTTCCGCCCCTGCCCCTGCGCCGGTTGCTTCCGCGCCTGCGCCCGCTGACGTCCCGGAGGTTGGCAACTAATGCCTAAGGCAACACAGCTATCGTTCCTCGGAATTGCGAAGGAAGTTACGCCCGGTACGGCGGTCCCTTCCACCAACTTCATTCCGGTTACCCAGGTAACCCCGAAGGACAACCTGACCCTTCTACAGGACAAGGGCCGTAGGGGAAGCTTCGTTGATGTCTACGACGAAATCGCGGGCACGCTTTACGCGACGCTTGACTACGACGGTGACGTTTTCCCGGACACGATCGGTTTCCCGCTCGCTGGCATCCTGGGCGACGTAACCACTACCGGCGCTTCCGCCCCGTATACGCACGCGTTCGCTGTGCTCAACAACGGCACTGGCCAGCCTCCGACGTACACCCTGAATGACAACTACGTCGCTGGAAACCGTCAGTACGCTTCGGCCAAGTTCTCTGAGCTTGGTTTCAAGTTCACTGATGATGGTCTTCTGACGTACAGCGCGAAGACCACAACTTATGGCTCTGTCGCTGCGTCTGCCCCGGTTACCTCCTTCACTGGCGTTCCGCCCATGGTTGGCTGGCAGGGAACCGTGACCATTGGTGGCGTTGCTCAGGCTGGCGTGATCGACGGTGAAGTCACCATCAAGCGCAACGTGACCGTCATCAACGCCATTGACGGCTCGCAGAACCCTGCGTCTCTGTGGTCTGGCCCTGTTCAGGTGGACGGTAAGGCCACTCTGATCATGGAGGACGACACCCAGCTAACCAACTACCTGACGAACACGAAGCCTTCGGTTGAATTCCTCTTCAGCGCGGGTACCGGTGCGGCTGCTGTTCAGCTAAAGCTGCACATGACCAAGTGCTCTATCAGCGCTGCGGACATTACGCGTGGCAAGGACTACATAGAAGTTCCCATCACGTGGACCGCGCTTTCCAACACCACTGACGTAGGTACTTCCGGCGGTTACAGCCCCATCAAGGTGACCGTTCAGAATGCCGTGAACTCCGGGACGTACAAGTAATGCAGCATCTGACCCTTCCTTCTGGCGCTACCGCTGACCTCCGCGACGTTGCCGACGTTACCGAGCGCCAGCGCAGGCCCATCAAGCGCAT